CATAAGTTTTAATGTGATTAACTGTAATCCCTTCAGATGGGAACTTTCTAATTATTAAATCGTTTTCTCTACCACCTGTTTTTTCTGTAATAACATTTATTATAGCTTCTTTATCATCGGATAATTTATTTAACTCAATACCACTCCAACAAGAAGCGTGTTTTCTTTTTATTACATCGGGTTGGTCTTCAAAAACAATCTGTAAAACATTTGCCCCCACGTTATAGGCCGTGTTTGCCATTTTAGTTAGTATAGTTGTTTTACCAACCCCATAAGGAGCTAACACAACACCTAACTCACCTCTCGCTAGACCACCATCGGTTAAATTGTCTATACCACTTATTCCCGTAGGAACTGGATGTCTAAAATCTTCCTCTAAAACTGTATCCCATCCTTCAGTAATAGAAGTTCCGTCATCTTTTTCAGCTCCAACGGATAGAGCTTCTTTCATTATTTCAGCACATTCTTCATATCTACCAAACTCACCGTTATCGATTATTTTTGATATCTTATCATTAGCTTTCTTTAGCTCTTGTTGTCTACAAAAATTTAAAGATTCCCTTTGAACGTACTCCCAGTCCTCAACACCTAAGTTTCTAATTTCTTTTGTGATTTCAAAAACATAATCTTGTGTGATTTTATCTTTTATTTCAACTTTTAAAATTGTCTCTAAAGTATCCCAAGCTGGTACTTTTTCAAATCTTTCAAAATAGTCTTTTAGTGTTGCTATTATTAATCTAAAATATTCATTATCAAAATACTTAGAATGTACAATATCTATAATCCTATCTGAAAATTTCTTATTAGCTGGATGTAGGATTTGATTTATTAATTCTGTTTGAAACTTATAACCTAAATACCCTAATGTTAACTCTTTACTCATTTACCTACGTTTAATAATAAATAACTATTTACAATGATATTCCGCAGTATTCCACACTAAAATTTTCCGAAGAAAATGTCTCTTGTATTTCTTTAATTAAGACGGGGATTATCTTTCTAACATCCACAGAGTATCTAACTCTTTGTGGATAAATATTACCAGTAAACCTTCTTTTACCAATAAGTTTTTCATCCGTTTTAATTTCAAAATCAAACACATCTTCATTCATAAAAATATCTTCTGAGATAATGTCTTCTTGTAATTGTTTTCTGTATGGGTTGTAACTTTTGTATAGATATTCGTAAGTCTTTTTCTTTAAGTCTTTTTGTATTAACCTAACACATTCGTCTAAACAATCTTTAGACTCTAAAGACCTTAAAGATTTTGATTTAAAATTTCTAACTGTAAAATATCTTTGACAGATAATATTACCATTAATGTACAACACAAATTCAAATTTTTTCATTTTTTCTTTTTTTAAAGTTTATTTTTTCTTTTTTAATTAATTTTACAAATGGTTCCATAAAATTTAAGTAACCATTTTCACCACCTGGTAAAGAGTAAATAACACCATCTTCTATCATCATTTTTAAGACGTTTTTTTGTTCTCTACCTTTGGGGTCTAAGGGTAATTGTATTAAATTATTAACACATTCTGTAGCCTCTTCAGTCAATAAAGGTTCATTTAAATTGATTATTTTCCTATTTATCTCGTAAAGTGGTCCTCTATGTGTACCCTTTGTTTTTCCCTCTATTATATTTTGAATGGCTTTGAGGGGTGTCTTTCTTTCTTCTTGTATTTTTTTACTAGATTCAATTATTTCTTCTAGTGTGACTTCTCTTTCCTTTATTTGAGGGAAATGTTTTAGGAGTGTGTTTTCTGTAACTCCATCAACACCTTTAATATTATCACTACTACAACCTTCAATTATTTTAACTAATCCAGCGTTTTTATAGTGGTGTTCAAAGAACCATTGATAGTTCCCTATACCTACTTCCATCTTTTTATCAGCTAAAAAAATTGTTACATCTTCATTTATCATTTGACATAAGTCACGGTCATTAGTGTAAATCATGACTTCTTCATTCTTTTTCTTGTTTAAACAATAAAAGGCCATTAAATCATCTGATTCCACATCAGAGTGTTCATACTGTCTAATTGATAAATCTTCAGCGTATTGTTTTACTCTTAATTTTTGTAATTCGTATTCTTTATCAAAAAATCTTGGTCTGTTACCTTTATACTCAGGATAATAATCTAAACGCAAAGTACCTCCACGTTCACCATCCCAAGTGATTACAGTTTTATCAATTTTATGTTCTACGATTATTTTACGTAATGTACTATAGAAAGCGAAAATGCCACCTATGTGCTTGTCTTTATGGTAAACGTTCTTAGCTCCGTTATAAGAACGTTTCATAAGAACGTTACCATCGACAATAAGAGTTTTTGTTTTTTTAGGTTTTCTCCTAGGTGTTTTGAGTCCCATGCTGGCTAAAATTAAATGGTCCAACAATCTGTTCTCTTGCAATATCTTCTTCGTTTTGAATTAACACACCTAATTCAATTAATAAATTTTTAGCTTCTTCTGTTATTGGGTTTCCATTAACAAAATCTTCTACTGGTTTTTGAATTATATAAAAAGCTACTAATTGTACTTTATCGTCATCAATTAGAGCCTCTTTATTTAACTCTACTAATCTATTATAATCTATTCTCATTGTGTGTGTTAAGCTAATCCTTGAATATTGTCTTTTACTACTTCGGTTTCAAATGACGTATCACTTTCATCCAATTCTTCCAAACCACTTTTGATAAACATATCCATCCAATAATCGGCGTACTTCTCTTTATAAGTTGTTTCCGCTGATTTGTCGTCTGCAATGAAATCATGTGGTGTGACAATTACTTTACCATCTTGGTACCCAATACCATTGACGTGGTTTTTTAAGATTGAAATCTTTGACCTTGTAGCGTAATTGATTTTTCTTCCACCTTTAACTGCATTTAGTTTATTTGTCCCTGAGTTCTTTTGGTTACCGAACAAGAATATAAGTGTACTATTTAAGAAAATAGCTTCTCCACCTTTCATCTTGATTTTAGGTTGTCCAAAAGGGTTGTCAGGTAACTCAACCCATGGTTGATTAACAAACACAATTGTATTGGTGTATGGTGATGTTTCTTTTCTAGAACCAGTAATCCTACCATTTAGACCCATACCAATTTTATCAGCTAGTACTGATGCGTTATGCATCTTACCACCTTTTCCATCGTATGTCATCTTACAAGGAATAGACCCAACAGAATCCCATAAGAAACAGATGTCCTTTTGAATTTCTTTTTCTTGTGCATCTAATACCTCATTAACGTAGTCTGTTATTTGTTCTATATAATCGAAATCATCTTTAAACAAAAAGAAACCTTTCCAATCACCTGGTGAAACTTCGTCACATTCAAAGCCCATTAACTTAGCGTGAGAGAAACTCCATTTCTTTTCTGTTATAATAAAGATAGGTAGTATGTCATTTTTTTGACACCACATAGCCGCTTTAATTAGAGCGGTTGTTTTACCCGTATCTGAATGTCCTAAATAAACATTCAAGTGACCTATGGCTGGGCCAGGTACTCCAGTTGCTTTTTGGAATACCTCACCTAAGTCAATAAATCGGTCTTTTTTGTATTTAGTCTTACTACTGAATTTATCAGATAAGGCTTCAATATCAAAAGTTTTCTTTTTAATTGCTGCTTTCTTGGCCATGTTTTAGTTTTTAGAATGGTTGTTCATCATCATCGTTAGATGATTCTACTTCTGATTTTTTAGTTTCTACTTTTTTTGGTTCTGATTTAAATGAAGATTCAGATTCAGAATCGTCACCTTTAGCGATAAACTTTGATAGGTTTTTATCCCATTGTGGGGTTTCACCATCAGCGATTAGTTGTACATAATCTAAAGGTTGTGCTTTGTAAACCTCTTTCCAAGACATAGTATCACCCATCCACTCTTTTGCTTGTGGTGATTTAGGGTCTGTTAAAATATCAACATCTTCTGTTAAGATAGATGTAATCTTAGCGTAACCTTTGTTATCACGTCCAACCATTAAAGTAATATCTCTACCTTCTCTTGGGTCCGTAATATCACCTCTTTTTGTGAATAAAGGAATCATCTTATCTAGAGCCCCTTCACCTTTGTAGTTGTGTGGGAATCTCCAAAATTTAACTCCATCACTTTCTTTGTCTCTACTAATTAGTCTAGCTAAATAAAACTTTCTAGCTGAGTACTGAGTAGCCAACTCTTTGTCTGTTTTGTTCCCTGTTTCTTTCCATGATTTGAATAGTTCGTCTGAAACTTCACATAGTGGGCAATGTTCTCCATCGTTATGTTTTCTACAATAGATTTTTCTCCACTTACCACCGACCTTTACTGAGTGCCAGTGTCCCTCATCAAATGGTGTGTCACCTTCTTTCACAACAGGGTGAACACTTTCT